TTCTAGCACGAGAGATTAAGGATTCGGTGGGTAAGGTTTCTATTCTGATATTATGTCCAGAATCGTTTAACCAACGTAATGTATTTAATATGGAATGGAATGTTAGATTAGAAACATTTCCACCATAACATGGAATGGCTATTAATATATTCATATTAGTAGTATGTGTATAATTTTATAAAAATTACCCTTTTGTTTATTTACACATTATAGTATAAATATTAAAACAAAACAATGAATTTAGGGTTAAATATAAATAATCTGTTTGTATCACCAGTATATGATATTCTTGTGCCTATATGGGTTAATAAATTAAATAATATTTGTGATAAATATATAGAAGAAGCTAAAAAAAATAATCAACAAATAATTGACGAAAGAAATAAATTAATAGAAAAAGATTTAAAAGATTTTAAAATTGTTCATCACTCTAATTATATTGGTAATGATCCTGAATTAAAAGAATTTAAAGCATTTGTTAAAGATACAAGTTATAATATATTAACAGAACAAGGATATGATTTAGCTGGTCATAAACTTTACTTTAAAGATTTGTGGGTTCAAGAATTTCCTAAAGTTGGAGGAGGTTATCATTTTCCTCATATACACGACAATAGTCATATATCTGGATTTTATTTTTTAAAATGTTCGCCTAAAACATCTTATCCTGTATTTCACGATCCAAGACCATCTAAGTTAATTACTGAATTACCATTTAAAAATGATTCTGTTCAATATGCTTATAATAGATTTCCATTTAAAGTAATGCCAGGAACATTTGTATTTTTTAATTCTTATTTATTACATGAATATGTTATAGATGAAGGTATAGATCCATTTAGATTTATACATTTTACTATTCAAGCATTTAAACCTAATGAGGAAAACGTATGATAATATTAGATGAAATAAAACAAGAAGAAAATTATTCACATAGTTTAATTGTAACCTATCCAAGAACAGTACAGGTATCGCATGGAGTATATGATAATGTAGTTGATATGATGAATATGATTACAATGATTTCACAAAATTTAGATACAACAGAATTGACTAATGTTTATGGTGGTAAAACTCCATGGGGATTTTTTAATGATAAGCCTGAGTTTCATAGATTTATAGATTATGTTGTAAACAAACATCAAAACTCAAATCCTTTTTTTAATAAACAAAATTGGTATAACAAAAATATAACATTTGATTCTTGGGGTAATGAAATTAAAAAAGGAGATAGTGTTGCTATGCACACTCATAAAGATCATCATTTAATTTTATATTTAACTGAAGGAGCTCCACTAATACTTCCTGAACTTAAAATGACTATAGTTCCAAAAAGAGGATCTTATTATATATTTCCACCAAACATATTACATGGAGTTCCAAAAGTTGAAGAAGATAGCAAAACAAGATATTGTTTAGTAACCAATATTATTGAAGGAACTGATTGGAAAAAAAATAAATTAATAAAAGAGTTAGGTGATGCAAGAGAGAAAAAGTAATATTAAAGACTTTATTGGTGTTTATGATGGTTATATCCCAGATCAAGCGTGTGATGAAGCTATAGAATTATTTAATAAGTATCAAGAATTTAATAAAGTATTTTCAAGATTTACATCAGAAGGTGCAACACAAGATTTTAAAAATGATAAACAATTATTTTGTTCTCCAGAACATTTAACTGATCAAGAGTTTAATGTTAATAAGTTAAAATTATTAATGGTTAATTTTGATTTAGCACTAAGACATTATTATACTGAAACAAATATTAAGAAATATACTTCAGAAGATATTATAACAGACCATGTTAAAATTCAAAAAACAATACCTGCTCAAGGTTATCATGTTTGGCACATTGAACATGGTCAAGGTATAGAAAATTTAAAAAGGGTTTTGGCATACACTATATATTTAAACACAGTTGAAGAAGGTGGAGAAACAGAATTTCTTTTACAATCACAAAGATTAAAACCTGTTAAAGGAAGAATATGTATTTTTCCAGCATCATTTCCTTATGTGCATAGAGGAAATCCACCATTAAGTGGTGAAAAGTATATTGCTACTTCTTGGATTAGTTATAGATAATTATGGTCTTGGACCAAGTCTATTGATTTTTTCTTCTAAAGTTTCAGCTCTTTTAGATCCATCTTCCAATGTTATCTGAACATTATTTTTGTCCCAAGCAATTTGAGCTTGATAAGTTTTTTCAGTTAAATTGAATCTATCAATATATTTTTGCAAACTAGATACATCTGTAATAGGAACATTACCTTTTCCTGAAGAGGTTTTATATTCAATTTCTTTTTGACCATCTGAATGATATTGAATAGCATGAATGTCTTTATCTATAGAGTTCCAAAATTCTATGTCGTTATTAATAATATGACAACGTCTGTTAGGATGTTGGCATTCTATTGTTTCAAAATAAATAGCTTGATCGCCTGGTATTACTGTTAAGTGCATAATATTTCCTTATAGTTTGTTTATATTAAATTTTTTATAAAATACAATCATTATGTTTTAATAATATACATTAATACTAAATATGGTTGTAATACTGAAGTAGAAGATCCTACGAAATTAGCTGATAAGTTATGAGAGTGAGAGCCACCTCCACCTGTATTTTGTGATGCTGTATTTCCACTTTGACCCTGAAGATTCATAGCAAGACCATAAGCTCCTCCACATGCTCCAAAACCTCTTCCAACACCATGACTATGTGAAGGGATTTGACATGTAGTTAAAGTTGTACTTGCAGTAGAACCACTAATATTTCCTGTTGGTGTTACAGTGTTTGCTCCACCTGTTTGTGCTAATGATTTAGAATTAGCTGTTGATCTTGATACAACTGTTTTGTCAGTTAAATCTGGAAGATTAAATGTAGTAGAACCATTTCCAGAACCATAAGTAGTTCCAACAACAGCAAATAAAGCAGCGTAAGTTGATCTTGATACAGCAGTACCATCACATTCTAAAAAACCAGAAGGAGCAGTAGTTGTACTCCATGGAATAATTAAACCAGTATTTAAACCTGCTAATCCAGTTATATTTGCACCATCAAAACTATATTTAGCTACTTCGTATGTTGTCATATTATTTATCTTTAATTAACCAACCTTGTGTTGCATCATAATAAACAAGAGAGAATCCTGCTCGTTCTGTTGCAACTGTTAAATCTGTTGCTGAACCTTGTATAGGTTTTCCATTTCTTCCAACAGTTAAATTATTTGTATCAAATGTTCCAGAGACATCCAAGAATCTTATTTCATCACCTTGAGATGGAGATGCTGGTAATGTAGCTGTAATAGCACCAGATGTAGTATTAACAAAATAACCTTCTCCAGCAATAGCACTAAAACTTGATGTTTTTACTGGTTGCCAAGTTATAACTCCTGTTAATGGTAATTGTTTTCCAATGTATGCCATGCTTATGTTTTAATAATGTACATTAAAGTTAAATAAGGTTGAAGAACCGAGTTTGCTGAACCTACGAAATTAGCAGATAAGTTATGATCATGAGATTGACCACCGCCAACACTGCTTGTACTCATTATAGAGTTGTATGAAGTGTTGGTGTTTGCTCGGTTAATACCAGCAGATCCCATACACATACCACAAGCTGATCCAGCAGTAATTGTGTGAGAATGACTTGGGATAGTGTTTGTCTGTAAAGTTGTACTTCCAGTCGAGCCTGAAATATTACCAGTAGGAGTTACAGTATTAGCACCTCCAGTTGTTGCAAAAGATTTATTAGTTGATTTATGAACAGCAGTTCTATCTCTTAGATCTGGTAAATTAAAACTTGCTCCTGATCCACCATACACATACCCAACTACTGCAAAAAGATTTGCATAAGTAGTTGTTGATACAGATGATCCATCACATTCTAAAAATCCTGATGGTACAGTAGATGAACTCCAAGGTATAATTAATCCTGTTGTAACACCTTCAACAGCTCCTGGTGCTAGTTTAGCGGCAGTAATAATACCATCTGTTATATCAGCACTTGTTAGTGGTGATGCTGTTGGTTGTCTTCCAATAAAACCCATTGTTGTTTCCTATTATGAACTTATATCATCAACTGCTGATACCCAAACATCTAATGATGAAGCTGTGTCAGATACAACTTTTAAAACATCTCCAGATTGAACAACTACTTTTGATCCACCATCTAAAACCTGTAAAGCAGAACCAGTTGGAATTGGAGCAGATTTAATTAAATAAATATCGTTAGTTCCATCATTAATATAAACAGAAGCTGTAACAGATGTTGCGGCTACGTTAGCAACATATATTCCAACCAATGTATCGTATGAATTTGCAGTAAATATTGTAGCAGCAGTTGTTCCTACATCATTACTTGTATATCTTCTAAAATTTTGTGCCATACCTATTCCTTATTATAATGCGATTGACATTGCAATACTAAATCCTTTACTAGCCAAATTGCTAGTATCAGTAGCTTCTACAGTTAGCCAAGTAGAACCTGTGTAATATTTCAATGTATTTGAACTATTGTTAAAATATAGATCACCTGGTGTTAAAGGATCACCATCA